CCATTTAGAATTTGGTCGGCTATTAGAAAATCCTTCTGGTGATGAAGTTCTTGTTTTGGCTGGCGATATTAATGTCTTAAATCGTGTTGATTGGATTAATGATATTGCTAATAATTTTAAGCATGTTGTTTATGTGCTTGGCAATCATGAATTTTATCGCCAAAATTTGGATAATACATATCGTAAAATTAAAGAGCAATTGGTGCATAATGTACATCTTCTTCAAAACGAAAGTGTAACGCTGGATGGTGTGACTTTTCATGGCACCACTCTTTGGTCTGATTTTGAAAAAGGTAATCCGCTATCATACATGACATGTGATTCTGAAATTAATGATTTTCATCTTATTCGTGCTAATAATGGCGAATCTAGATTTACACCACAGTGCGCTCATAAAGAGCACAATGTTGCTAAACTTTTCTTGATTGATAATGTAAAGCCTGGTGATGTTGTCGTTACTCATAATGCGCCAAGCTATAAAAGTGTTGCCGAAAAATTCTTAGAGAGTAAAATCAACGGGGCTTTTGCTTCTGATTTGTCTGATCTTATTCTAGATTTAGAGCCTGTTGTGTGGTTTCATGGCCATTGTCATAACACAAGTGATTATATGATTGGGAAAACGCGAGTTCTTAACAATCCGCGAGGATATGATAAGGTGGAGATGAATCCCGAATTTAATGTACAAAAATTTATAAAAATTTAAGGAACAATATCTGAATATCTTAGAAATAAATATGATAAGTAGAATGAAAAAGATAAATAATGTTGTATATATAACTGGAGGAAGCTAATGAACAGCAAACCAGATTGGGAAGATTGGAAATTGGAGAGAGAACCATATTGGGATTATATGGGTAGACGCTTGCGCGAAGCGAGTAAGGAAGATTTATTAAAAAAAGAAATTGCTGAAATGCAAAAAAGCTTACAATATTTTTATAAAAGAATCATTGAATTAAATGAAAAAATTTATGAATTAAAAGAGTCTAAAGCTGTTTCTCAACAATTGGAGTTTAAATTTTAATGCCAACTTATACTTTTTATAATGAATCCGAAGATTATGAATATGAAGAGTTTATGGCTATGTCTGAACTTGATGAATATAAAAAAAATAATCCAAATATTCGACAAGTTTTTACACCGATAGCACTTACTGGAGATCATATTATGGGTGTTGGCCCTAAAACAGATAGCGGGTTTAATGAAAATATGCAAAGAATTTCTGCAGCATATCCTGGCAGTCCTTTAGCATCTCGTTATGGTGGTGGTGAAACTCATGCTCGAATTAAAACGAGAAATGTCGTTGAAAGATATAGAAAAAAGAATAAATAGATATAGTGCAGGCGAGATATCAAACTTCAGCACCGATGCACAGCATCTAAGTAAGCTGGGAAGTCAATCCGCCTATGCGCTAGTGGGGGGCCCTTGTAGTGGGGGGAGATTGCCGGCCGGCAATCTCCGGTGGCTGCCGCTGCCCCCCATTTTTTATATTAGGAATTATTAATGGCTAAAAAGAAAAATAAAGAAATTAAAAGCACCAACTTAGTTGCGGTTAAACCCATTACTGATAATCAAAAATTGATATTTGAGTCATGGAAAAATGGCCAAAATCAATTCCTTTTTGGAGCTGCTGGAACAGGAAAAACTTTTATCTCTCTTTACTTAGCGCTTAAAGATGTGTTAAATTTAAAAACGCCATACGATAAAGTAGTTCTAGTAAGATCGCTTATTCCTACCAGAGAAATTGGATTTCTGCCGGGTGATGAAGAAGATAAGGCTGCATTATATCAAGTTCCATATCAAAACATGGTTCAGTTTATGTTTGAGCAACCCAATGAGCAATCCTTTTCCAATTTATATAATCGCCTTAAAGGCCAAGGCTCTTTGTTCTTTCTATCAACATCTTTTCTTCGAGGCTTGACATTTGACAACTCAATTATTATAGTGGATGAATGCCAAAATCTTAATTTTCACGAATTAGATACGATTATCACAAGAGTTGGCCAGGATTCAAAAATTATATTCTGTGGTGATTTTGATCAGACTGATTTAATTAAACAGAATGAGAAAAACGGCCTACATACTTTCCTAAGAATTTTAGAAGAAATGAAAGAATTTAATTGCTTAGAATTCACAATAGGGGATATTGTTCGCTCTGGTTTTGTGAGAAATTATCTTATAAATAAAATGAAGTTAGGTATTGGGGTAGAATAATGAATATTGATAAATTACGGAAAGAATTGGAAATAGATGAAGGCGTTAAGTATGAAGTATATCTGGATCATCTTGGTTATCCCACATTTGGTATTGGCCACCGGATTACTAAATATGATCCAGAACGTGGTGTTAGCGTCGGAAGAGAGATTAGTAATGAGCGAGTTCAGGAAGCCTTTGAAAATGATATTGATATGGTTTTATCTGACTGTAAAAAACTTTATATAGAGTTTAAATATCTTCCAGAAGAAGTTCAATTGATTATTGCGAATATGATGTTTAACATGGGATATACTAGATTGAGTAAATTTAAAAACATGAAACGTGGAGTAGATAAACGAGATTGGAATGCTGCAGCTGATGAAATGGTTGATAGTAAATGGTATAAACAAGTAACCAATCGCGCGAACAGATTAGTAAAGAGAATGAGAAATGTAACTCCAGTATGGGGAAGCACAACCATTCATATGGAGTAGAAGGAGAAGTTATCATGACAAATCATTTAGAAGATGCGGCAAAATTAGCAGGCCGGAAGAATAATTTAAATTATTATTGTTATCATGCCTGGATAGCTGTTAGAGCTAGTGGAGAATTAATATATATAGGCATCATGTCCTTTATTCATGCATTTCTCCCGTTTATATATTCAGACTTTGAATTAGCAGAGATGCTTGTGAAAACTATCAATAAAATTCGTGTTTCAATTCCAGATTGGCCAGGCTGGAAAGAATTAGATACAAAGAAAGCAACTTCAGCATCAAAGAAAGTTTATAATACAATCAATATAACAGGTAAGAAATTAACCAAGGCACAACATATTGAAAATTTCACAAAGATGAATAAGGCAGACATTGAAGAAATGATTGCAAATCATGCCTCTAAACTTGAAGCAGATAATGCTGAATTGGGATAAATAATATATGACATTCTTTAATCATGTGCCTGTGAATTTATCAGAGATAAAGACTCAAACAATAAATTATAAGAGATTTTACATTACGCCAGAAGGAGAAGCATATCCTTCCATCACCACCGTACTTTCTATTCGGGGGAAAGAAGGTTTGGTGGAGTGGCGTAAGAGAGTTGGCGAAAAAGTAGCAAACTATGTTTCTGGGAAGGCCGCTGCTCGAGGCACTGCTGTTCATCACATGTGTGAAGATTATCTTAATAACCAATCCTCAGATTTTCCATTAGAGTTTGAGAGACACAAAAAAAACTTCCTTCCGTGGTGCTTATTTTCTCAGTTAAAAGAGCAGGTGCTGCATAATATTACTGATATATACGCACAAGAGGTAGGTTTGTATAGTGATAAATACAAGGTAGGTGGTCGAGCAGATTGTATTTGTAAATATAAGGGCGTACCTTCTGTTATTGATTTTAAGACTTCAACAAAGGAGCGCTCAGATGCTTGGAATGAAAATTATTACATACAAGGCTCTGCTTATGCTGAAATGTTTGAAGAAAGAACGGGAATAGAAATAAATCAGATAGTTATTTTAGTTGTAACAGAAGATGGAACTGTTCAAGAGTTCATAAAAGAAAAGAAGGATTATTTGGATGATTTATCAAAAGTAATTCAAGAATGGGAGGACCAATAATTCATTCATATAAATATCTATAATATAAAAAGGAAGGAACAAATATAATGATGAAATCAATGATAGCTCCTTTATTATGCTTTTTATTAATTGGTAGTGGAATTAGTCAAGCTGATGATATTCCCATGCATGAATCAAGCCAATCGCTGAGAACAGAAGCACCACAAAATATGCGTACATATGGCCAACCTTTTATAGTCAGAAAAAATATAATGTGTAATGATTCTAAAGTTATATATAATTTTTTAAAAAACGAGCCGAAGGCCCAAATGCCAATATTTTTTGGTTTAATTAAAAATGAACATGGTGTTGCTACGATGATGACTCAAATATTTGTTGGTAAAAATGATAAGTCATTTTTTATTATTGAATCAAATAGTGCAGGAATTTCTTGTATTATTTCTTCGGGCGGAGAATATGATATTATGCCTCATCGCCATGAAGGGGGTGTTGAGAAAGGAAGGATGCGGGAAGCAAATAAACCTCCGCGTCAGTTGTTTGAAAAGGTTAGAAGAAAAGAACTATGAAAAAAGAATTTTTTCGATGGTGGTTGTATATTTGTCTTTTAGGAGTCGGTGC